ATCCACGAGCCGTACAGCCCACGAAGAACGTCCAGTGCGTCGATTGCGTCGGCGGGCCGAGCATCACGACCGCTAGCCAGAACTCCTAGCTTGCGAAGCGCCGTGTTGACGACCCACCGACAGTCCACCTTAGACCGCCGTCAGTTCGGCGAGCTTGGCGCGAAGGCTGTCAACCGAAGGATTTCCCTTCGGGGTGTAGCCGAGACTGACCAGCTTCGCCTTGAGCGCAGCCTTCTCCGTACCAGCCTCACTGGCAGCCTCCTGCTCCTCGGTATCCGGCTCGTCTGCCGGAACCACCTCGGGCTTGCTGCTATCGACAGAGAACGTCGGGTTGCCCACGATCTGATCGTAAGCCGCGTCGTTCTCCTCGACCTTGACCGGCTGACCCTTAATGAAGGTCGTGCCGTTCATGGTGATGATCTGCGCCTGGGGATCGGAATCCCCAAGCCAGACTGCGGTGATGCTCTTTGCCATGTGCGCGCTCCTTACGCCGGGTTCTCGATAACGCCGTGCAGCTCAACCACGAGACGCCCGGTCGCGTTGGTCGTTCCGCCAGCGATGGTCACGATGATGTTGGTGAACGCCGGGGTGACGTAATCGCGCCCCGTCTCCGCCAGCGTCGTAACCGTGCCCGCCGACGCAGCCGCGCTGGCAGCGAAGTAACGAGCGTTGTTGCCCGAGTCGCCCACCTGCACAGTGACGCCCGCGCCGAGGGCGTCGAACTTGACGAAGCCCGATACGACACGGAAGTTACGATGCACGCGCATCATGACGATCGTGTCACCAGCGGCAAGAGCGCCCACCGACTGCGTGCCGAAGTTGAACTCGCCACGAGCGTTCTGGAGCGAGCGACCATCGCCGGTCGGACCCGAAACGGGATAGACCGGGGGAGTCATCTGGAGCGAAAGGAAATTAGCCATCGTATCTCTCCCTTACACCAGAGCCGGAACGGCGGTGTACGAAGTCACCATGCCGTACTGAACGCCGCCGAAGCTGGTCTTCTTGGTGCCGCGAAGCTCCTCGATCGCCATGCCGGGGCGGAAGTTGTAATCCTCCGTCAGATCCTCCTGAATCTTCGGGTTCATGCCGTACGCAACCGCGACAGCAGCCTGTCCGCACAGGAAGCCCGGAGCAACATCAGCACCGCCCGAACCAGCGCCGGGGATGATGTAGTTGTCGAGTTCCGGCATCTCGCGGATGATGACGCCGAGGTACATCAGATCGCCGTCCTGGAACAGCGGATTGCTGTCCACGCCGCCAGCCTCACGCGGACGCGAGCTGGTGTTGATGTTCACGATGGTGGCATCCTGCGACAGCACACCGAACTCGCGGCTGCCAACGAAGTAGACGAACCACTCGCGGCCAGCCGTCATATCCGACTTGAACGGACGGATGTTCGTCGTGAACTGCGTGGTCGACTGCGCCAGCGGGTTACCGCCAGCCGTCTTCGCCAGCGTCTTCAGCAGGCGAACGTGCGCTGCCGAAGACTGGCCCGATGCGGTCGACACTGTGCCGAGAGCCGTAGCCCAGTTGCCCGACGCGCCGTTGGCACGAGCGTTGCCGAACAGGATGCGGTCGCCGTTGTTGGCGAGAAACGCATTGCGCTGTGCTGCCGTCGACAGGCTGTAGTTGACGGTCTGATCCGTACCCGGAAGACCCTGTGCATCGAGCGCACCGGGAATGACCACCTGGTTGAACGCATCAAGCGTATCGTCACGAAGACGCTCCGCCGACCACGTACGCAGCTGGGGCTTCGACAGCTCCCACATATTTAGCGCGGTGCGGAACGTGGTCGACTTGGGCAGCTTAACGCCCTGTCGAATCCACCCGACCGAAACCGAGGTGTTGGCAATGCCGAGGTCCGCCTCGTTGCCCTTCAGAATCTCGGCGTCACGGACACCGCGACCCTTGATGCGGGTGACGAGCGGGAAGTTGATCGTGTCGCCAGCTTCGTTCTTCAGTTCGTTGCGAACACGAATGATGGAGGTGTCGGCCGTGCCCATGTACGGGAGGAGGCCGGACTCACGCACGTACTCGCGCGTTACGTCAGTGGACCACGTCTGCTTCTGGAGCGCAGTGGCTAGAACGACTTCTGCCATTGTTTAACTACCTTCGATTGAAGATAGCGTCCAAATCAGCCATCGGGCTTGCGTCTCGGCCGGTGTTCGGTGCGGCTGCATCCGAAGCGATCGAGCGCGGCGGGGTGACCGGCTTGGGCGCTTGTGGTGCGGCAACAACAGGCGTCGCTGCCACGGCGGGCGCGCTTTGCGGGGCTAGGCCGGGGTTCTTCGCAAGGTAGTCGCGAACGAAGTCGTCCACGCTACGATCGCCGATCTCCGACAGCATCGCATTGCGCTGGTGCTGTTGGACAACCCACATGAGAGGGAATCGCTGGCTAGAGAACTCGGCGAGAAAAGCGGGATTGCTGTTCGCCTGCTCCGTTGCCCACGCTCCGGCTTCCTTGACCTTTTCCTCACCATACTTCTCAGTGGCGAGGTATTCGCTAGTGCTGAAACGCTCCGCAAAGAGCGCCTGCTGCATTCGCTGGTCGATGGCCCGGTCGTATCCCTCGGGGTCATCGTATGGGTCGGGACGGCTGACGGGGGCTTGCTGCTGTGACGACTGAAAGGACCGGACCTGGTCCTCAAACGCCTTGCGCTTGTCCCGCTCCTCCAACAGCGCGGCGATCGGGACGAACCCGGCTTCCGGCCGCTGAGGCTCCGTTGGCGTGACTTCCGGCTGCGTCGGCTCCGGCTCGGGCGCTGCCGCCTCTACTGGTTCCTCGACAATCGGCGCTGGGGTCGGCACTTCCGGGTCAGGCTCGTTGCCTGCGGGGGGAAGCATCTCATCCAGAAAGTCGGCCATTACCACTCCCATACTCGCCAATCTCGTCGGCGACACACGACACGCCCGCTGCGGCGACCACCTCGTTTTGACGGGACGAAGAACCCGAAGCGCCCGAAACCCGGCGACGGTTTATCAACGGGTATCTAAATACCACTCATGATACTTGCGCGCAATACCTGTTCGTGTAGTCTAGCACAGCTGCGGCAACTCGGAAGGACGAGTGCTGAACAGGGGTAGTGACTTGGCTAGGAACCCGGGCGGGCAACCGTTTCTCCCCAGCCATAGAGCCGGTATCAAGCCCGGCCCGCAGCATCCTCGCCCTCGTCCGGTTTGACAGCATCAAGCGCCATCTTGATCGTCTTTGCCTCAATGCTGTCGGTCTCAGCCAGTAGCTTGCCCGTCTTAGCCTGCTCCTGCTCCTGCGACACAGCCTGCTTAGCCTGTAGCTGCCCGGTAAGCTGTTCGATCTGTGCCTGTAGCTGGGGAACGATCGCCTGCTCTTTCTGCTCGCGCAGCTTCTTCAGGCTGTCGAGGACGCGGCGCTTGTCGGATAGCTGGGAAGCATCCACCGCCCACTCGAACTCGGGAGTGGTGATCGCTTGCAACCCGCCAGCCTGCCCGGCCAGCTGGACCAGCTCCGCCCAAATCTCCTGTTGCAGGTTGGCCGTGTCGGGAACGGTGTCGAGGATGATATCGACATCCATCTCGGCGAGCCGGTTCTTATAGCCCACCACGCCGATACCCGGTACCATCTGAACAACCGGCTGGCCTGCCTCGTCCGTGCCTACCTGCTGCGGCTGCATGACCATGCCCATCTCAGGCTCGTTGACCTGAATAAACTCGGCTGCCTGGTTCTCGTCGGTCACGCGGATGAACCACGGGTCCGTCTTGAACTGACGAGCGCACAGCCAGGCATCCTGAAGCATAGCAAGCTCCCACGATGCTAGGCGTGCCAGCGGGCGTGACAATTCCGTCAGCCCTGCCTGCTGCGACACGAGACGAGCGCGGCCGGACTGCCCAGCCCCCTCCTGTCGACCAAGCACCGCCGGGGTTGGACCCATGCGCTCGATCTCGCCCTTAGCCTCCTGCTGACGGAGTATAGCGGCTTGCTGCATGTCCTGCGTTGGAACGAGTGACCAACCTGCCGGAATTACACCATCATGCCGGGCCGCTTCCTTGCGCGCTTCTTCCTGGTTAGCCTCGGGAACAACTAATGGGTCCGTCTGCTGAATCTGACGACTGTTACCCAACGCCAACGACCGCGACCGGCTTGCGTTGATCTCGTCCTGAATGGGCAGCATGTCCTCACACGGCCCGTAGCGACGATTGTCCCGATCGACGTAACACGAAATGGCGCGAATCGGATTGCGAGGGCGGCCCTTTTCATCGAGGTAGGGCGACGGCCCGTATTCTAATACGCCAGCGGCACAGAAGACGATGCGCTTCCACTCGCCTTCTTCTACGGCGTATTCCTCCACGAGAAGCAGCCGACGCCGCCGCATATCAACCCATCCGAGGTGCGCCGGGCGATCCTGCCAACTATCACCGGCGATGCCGAACGACTGAATTGCGAGCGGATCACCGAACGATTCCATGTCGAAGCCGGGGCGGCTCTTGAGTGTATCAGCGTCCACCCATTTCGCCACGCCCATATACCGTGCGTCGAGAAAATCGTTACGGCGGGCGAACGGGTCTGCATAGAATTCCTCCCACCTGATCTGGACCGGCATGATCTCGTCGCCGTCCATCTCGACCATGCCAGCGCCGGTGCCCTCGATCAGGAAGTTCTCGGCCACGTCCTGCTTCAAATCGCCGAACTTCCCCTTATCGGCGATGAACCGGAGCACCTTGGTCACGACGCCCGCTGTGTCCTCGTCATTGGGGTTGCGCGGGTAGGCTTGGGGATCGGAGCGGGCCTGCTCCAGAATGCCGAGGATGCCGTTAATCGCAGGGCGGATGCGGTTCGTGTAGATCGGCGGCTGACTGCGCGTCTTCATCAGCGCCCGTGTCTCAGGATCGAGCTGCTTCGGGCCGTCGTAATAGTCACGCGCCTTCTGCGACTTCTCCCGCCCCTGATGCGGGTCCTCGCGTGCCTCGTCAAACCGCTTCCGCAGCCGCTCAATCGACGGGGGCGTGCCCTTGATGTATTCGGGCAGCGTCTGTGTCTGGCCAGTCAGCGCAATGCCGTCGTGGTTGTCATCGAGCGGGATCACGGATGCAGCGCCTGTCGCATTTCGTTAATTGCATCCTGCACAATGAAGAACCGGTCAGGCCTATGCTTCTCAGCATTATAGGCCCTAATGTCAGCAAGCGTCGGCTGCGGCTTATATCGCCGATCAAACTGGCCATCTAAGCGGCGCGGGAAGGCGTCAATCTGATCCGGCGTCATAGCTATCTCCTGCCCCATCTTACCCGAATGCGCTGGTATTGTCATTAGTCCGTCGCGGGCGATAATCACCCGGCTGCGGATTGACCGGCGGCTTCACGATCCGCTGTACCGTCAGACGGCAGTTGAGCGCCGCTTCACCGAACGCATCAGCGCCGTGGCTGTTCTCATCATGCGACGGCCCGCTATACGTCTCCATGGTGCGATTGTACCGACGCGAGTAGCCCCGAAGCCGCTTGATCCCCACCGCCGTCGTCGCCTTGTTGAAGTAGCATTGCGGCAACAGTGCTCGGCTGGCGTTGATGCGCTCGCTTGGGCCGTTGGCGATACCGACGTTGATCGGTTTCACCCCGAACTCCTGAAGCGTGACGATGCGCGATCGACCAGCACCCCACTCGCGAACCCGAACGTCGTGCGGCAGGTAGTGGCGACCGTAGCGGTAGTGGACGGCACGGTCGCTCTGACGCTGCTGCACCGGGACCAGCTCGGGCAGCGCCTGTTGCACGATCAGCTCGACACCCTCACCGCTGGTCTCGAAATAGTCGATGAACCGCACCTGCTGTCCGTTTTCCTGGAAGAACCAGATCGCAGTGTAATCGTCCACGCCGATGTCCCAGGCGGTGTTGACCGGCAGCGCGGGATCGTAAGCGAAATCACCGATCCGCCCCTCGTTCTCCGCCGTGGCTAGCAGGGCAGCGTAGTACGAACCCTCCGAGATGATCTCATAGGCACCGTCCCAGATGTGCGCTGCCTGCTCGGGATCACGGGCACGGTCGTCCTCCATCTCATCCCGCATTTCCTCGGGAAGCCAAGGGTTGTCCTGATAGTTGACCGGCCGAACCAGCGCGTTGCGAGGTGGGGCGGGACCGCGCAACAGGTCATCGATCGCGTCGTCGTCGTGACGAGGGTTCCATGTGGCCCAAATCTCTGAACCAGGTGCACGGATCGTAGGGCGGAGCATTCGCAGCGACGTACGGCTGAGCGTCTGCGCTTCCTCAATCCATGCGATATCGTAGCCCTCTAGCGACTTAATCGTCTCGGCGTTGTACGACTGCATACCCCGAAAGATGATGAGCGACGCGTTCGGTCCTCGAATCTCCGTCTCCAGTACCTCGAACAGCGGCCCAAGCCCGTAGGTCTGTATCTTGTCCACGAGCAGCTGGCGGACGGACTCCTTAAGGCTGTTCTGGACCTCGCGAATGCAGACGGCGCGTGTCTTAGCCTTCACGCACCGCTCAATCAGGCGCTCGGCAAAGTCATGGCTCTTTCCACTTGCACGACCGCCGTGCGCCCCCTTGTACCGGCTCGGCGCGTCGAAGTAGCCAGACCAAGGCGCACGCTCCCGGTTCAGGAACGCGCGCTTGGCCATCTCACCACGAGCGGCGAGGATGTCTGATCGGCTAGGTTGTGGGAGCATCATGCGGAAAGATGGTGGCGAGGGTCATGATAGCTTCCTGTGATTGCGAACGTGATGGTCAACAGCGATACAGACGTCACAAGTCACCTCATCATCGGTGTCCTCGACATTATCATTGTCGCCGCATAGTCCACTATTCACCGCGAGGCAGTGCCCGGCCGCATGAACGATATTTTCGCTGTCCAAATAGCGATCGTATGCGCGCTTCACGACCGCTCCTCCGAAACAATGGCGGCGAGGCATCGCCACAGGTCGTACCGCTCCATAACGGCTGACCCTAAACGATCGCGAGCATCAAGAAGGTCTTGAGCAGCCTCTAGCAGACTGATGTCGTCATCCTTCCCCGCCCCGCCCGAAAGCGTAGTGTCGTTGCTCATCTTAACCCCTCCTCAGCAACCGCCCTCAGCTTCACCGCCATCGGCTTTTGATTGCCGTCTAGCATGGCGAGAATTTGCTGTAGGGTGGCGGTGCGCTTGTCGTACGCTTCCAGCTTGGCTTTCTGGCGAGCGCGGTAGTCGGCTACGTGCTCGGCGTTGGACTTAGCCATTACGCCGAAACCTTAGCAGGTTTACACGCACGGATGCGGTCAGCAATCTCGGTGCGAGGGGCGTCGATTTTGCGGAAGCGATCCGCCGCCCATCCCTCTAACCATTCCGGGTCATGGCCTTCCGGTATAACGCCATCATCGATTACGACCGCAATGCGATAAAGCCGATTGAGAACAACCCTTGGATTGCCACAAACCTGGTTTTCGTCGTCAACACAAACGGCAACATCGCCAACCTTAAAATAATTGGTCATATCGCTCTCCTCTAGCTGCCCAACCGATTACGTCATGCCTGTCGTCAGGTCAACCCTCTGTCGTCAGAATGTGACGTCAGTGCGTTACCCCGTCCTCCGGCAGCGCTTGAGACGCCATCCACGCTAGCACAGGCTCGGGTGCCTTGGCCCAGTCCACAGGTGGCATGTCGGGGTCACCAGCGAGAGGCTGCGTAGGCTTGCCCCAGCCACGGTCTAGGAGGTCCGTAGCAGCCGCGCGGCGTGCGGGATCGTTGTCGCTCTCACGCACGATGCCGATCAGGGCGTTGATGCATTCCTCGGTGTGCTCTCGGGCGAGGTCGCGGAGACTCTTGCCGTTAGCGAGGACGATTTTCGGGCGACCACCAGGGTTACCGGACTGACCTTTCTGATAGGGCATACAGATCAGCCGATACTATCTTCGAAGGCAAGCCACTCGCGACGCCACTGATCGACAGAAACGCGGTTGCGTTCAATGACTTCCGGTAGAGTACCAATGATGCAATCCGGTGACTTACCGCAACGGTCCGCGACACACTGGTCAGGCGTGAAGCAGCCGCCGTTGTGGCATTGGATGATGGTCTTGCTCATCGGCTAGCTCTCTTCCAGTCCGCATAGCTCGGACCGATGCGGCGAACGGCAACGATCTCGTCTACCTGATCGGCAGTTAGCGGAGCGTCAGTGGTTTCGACTGCCTTACGGAAGGCTTCTTCATCGGTGATGGATTTGTCGGTCACAGAGCACCAGCCCGCTGAGCGATCAGCAGTGCGGCGATGATGACGATCGCAGCCTGGATGATACGGACAAGGCCAGCGTCGAGCGGAGGCGAGAGGAAGCTAGCTCCGTAGACCAGCAGGGCAATCACGATCAGGGCGACAACGACAGTGATAAGCATGGGTGTTCTCCTATCGCCAGAATATAGCACGCATCAGCGCGTGCCCCAAGTCCGACCCAATCCGCCAGCCGAAGCCGCGCTGCATGGATTGCCAGATGGTGTCGATCACGGGTAAAACTCGCCGTTGACCGACCAGATCATTAGCACGCCTGCCACGACCAACCAGGCGACGGCACATCCATGCCATCCCATATCAATGCAGTACCCGCACGATAGTATTGATGCGATAGCCGCGTAGCGGTGAATGTACCAATCGGGCATCATCACTCCCCCGCCTGATGCTTACGGATGGTGGAGAGGGCGGCTCGGGCGAGGCGAAGGTGTCGCTGGTAGGACACCGGCATTTCCTCAGCCGCCAAATCGTAAATGCGATACTCCTCCCGCATGGTGGAGAGCGCCACAGCCTCGACCAGCGCCGCATCCTCGATCTCAGCCCCTTCCCCCTCTACGATGGTCCTTGCGTGGGTGCGGAGGCGGTCCAAGTCGGTCACGCTGCCTCTCCCCGCTCAAGCTGGCGACCGCGCTTGATGCATGCCAGCGCTAGGGCTTCGGCCTCGTCGGTACGGGGAACGAACGACAGGTTTAGCCTCTCACGCGCCTCGATCAGGTCCGGGTCTACCTCCTGCGGTAGATCGGAGACGATGGAGCGGGCCTGCTCATAGAAGAGCGCGGGATTGCTACCATTCACGACGGATTTCGCTAACGCCACCATCCGCTCCACCAGCTCGGGCGCGTACTGCGTAGGGGTGGGGTGTTCGACGACGTTGTGAATGACCCACGGCGACTTCGGAACACGGTTCTGACCGTTGGCGTACCAGCCCGAGTTGCACGTACAGGGGTCGGGTATGTCGTCGGTGAAATAGACACCGTCGCTGTCAAAGTCCCTGGCTCCGTTTAGCGTCATAGACTTGACACGGCCGTCGCGGTGCACCGCCTCGATCGGTCGGCTCCAGTCGATCGTCATGCGACCCTCCCGCCGAACGAGTTGCGCCCCGTGCTCGTCATGCCGTGCGAAGCGAACAGCACTCGCGCGCGCTGGCCGGCGCGATACCCAACCGCGTACGATAGAGTGTCCTGCCTCGCCGGGTCGCCGTTAAGGCCGGCGAAGTAACCGTCGCTGTAGAACGGCGATGACTTGTGCTTCTCGATCAGCGCGCGCTCATCATCCGGGTTGCCCGTCGCGTCGTTTCCGTCCATGTCCATGTCAGCGGCCTCCTCTGCCGTTAGATGCCGGGATCGAGCGGGCTTGAATACGCTCTCCCGGCATCGTTACTATGCGCTTGGTTTCGTCAGGGTGCAAACGGTTTTCACGCCCGCCTAAACTCACTGATGTCATGCAACCAGCCGCGTTTCTCCCACACAAGCTGACCGATGCCGTAAGGTCGAAGCGACTCGCCGCCTCCTGCCCATCGTACGATAACCTGCGCATCGGCGGGCCATTTCGACGGCGGGCGTCCGGGATTGTCGAACCACGTCACCGCAACACCGCCTGGACCAGCCTGGCCCCATCAAGCAGCAGCTGTAACGATCCACGCAACCGTATCAGCTTGCTCATCGGCTCTCCGCTGATAGCCGCCAGCGATGCCATCCGGTTCACGTCAGACAGCACGCCTAGCAGGTGGTCGCTGCCCCTCGACATACCCACCGCCGCCTCGTCACGAATGCGGGCCAAGTCGCAACGCACCTGCATTTCGGCTTCCGTGATGTTCGGGCAGTGAATGCTGATCGTGTGAGCGTAGGCGCGCTGTTCGACGGTCGGGCCTTTAGAGACGTGTCGCTTCGTCATGCCGCACGCCGCCGCTTGGCTTCCTGCCCCTTGGCCCACCGTATCTGGCTAGCTTTGATCTGCGCCAGCACCTCGGCGGACGGCTCTAGCGGGGTAAGCCCCTGCTTCTTCGCTGGCCAGTGACCGTGCTTGTCGCGAAACTTCCCGGCCGCGTGCTTCTCTTCCTTGCCAACCTTCCTAGCCCAGCCGAGCAGCATCCGATAGTACACCTCTTTCTCGAACGGTGTGGCCTCCAGCTTCTTCGGCCCCTTCTTCTCCCCATCGACCAGCACGAGCGAACCGGCGGCTTCCTCCATGTCGCTGTGGCGCTTGTTTTCGAAGCCACAGGCGGGACATTGCTTCACCCCGGCAGGCTTCACAGCAGAGCAGCGAGGGCACCCCTTGGGAATGGACGCGGCCTCCGCCTGTGACTGTTGCGCCTCACCCTTCTTCGAACAGTCGAGCGTGTCGCAGCGGATGTCGATCGGCAACCCGAGACGTAGGATGTTGTCGCTGTGGTCCAGTACGATCGCGGTAGGCCACTCTGGAAACGGTCGAAGCCTCCCCAGCTTCTGAACGTGACGCATCCGGCTTTTCGTAGGCTGTGCGTCAACGATCGTGCCGAACTTCCAATCCACCCCCTTAATCATCGTGCCGACCGAACACACGACCATAATCTCCCCGGCATCGAGCTGGCGGCGGATGGCCTTGCGCTCGATTACCGGTGTGTCGCCCGAAATGAACGCCGCAGGGATCGCCGCACGCTCGAACCGTTCCCGCATAGTCTCGGCATGGGCGAGGTCCACACAGAAGCACAGCGTAGGCCGGTTCATGCCCATGTGGCTCCACGTCTGAACCACGTCGGCCACCAGCTTCTCGCCGCGCATTACCTGAGAAAGGGCGGTGTCGTCATACTCGCCAGCGCGGACCTTCACGCCGGTTAGGTCGGGATGACCAGGCGCATATGCTTCAAGCCGGGCGACGTAGCCAAGGTCGGTAAGCTCGGCGATGCTGGCGGGCTGGATCAGGTCGTCAAACACTAGTCCCATGCCCTTAGCCCAAGGCGTAGCGGACAGGCCGATAAATGGGGCGGCGCTACCTTCTACCAAGGCATGATGAGCCTTGTAGAGCGTGTGGCACTCGTCAATGATGCACAGATCGAAGGGAGGACAATCGCGGCGGGCCAATGTCTGTACCGATGCCACCTGTATCGGCTTGGACGCATCAGTCATCGGGTGGTCGGCTTGGATGACCCCGATCCCATGCAAGCCCTCGGCGTACAGCGCGTTGACGGTCTGGTCGATCAATTCCACGGCATCGACCACGAACAGGATGCGCTTTCCCTTGGCGATGGCGTTGTCGATGATCTTGGCGGCTATGAGGGTCTTACCTGCCCCGGTTGGGAGGCGCAGCACAGGGCGGCGCTTGCCTGAGCGGAGAGACTGACGAAGCTGGTCGATCGCTTTCGTTTGATGGGGGCGAAGCGTTTTCATCCGTTCGTCCTCCCCATCGGGCTAGTGCCGACATGCAGGAAGCCGCAATAGCTGCACCGGTAGGCCTGGACTCCGCTCCTGCCCGCACCGTGCTTGATTGTGCCGCGCTTTTTCATGTTATTCATCGCCCTTCTTGCTGTCTCGGCGGTGTGCCGTTCTTTGCCGTAGCAGCCCGCCAGTGACCGCCAATCGAATGTCATGTTGCGCCTCCCCTGCGTTGGACACAATTCCGCTTTCCGCATTAGGTGGCACCCTACGGAGAGGCTTGTTCCCTCCTCAGTACCCGCCTGATCCTTCAACCCCGTTTCACCGCGATAGCTATTTGATCTCGGAGTGCCCTTCTCCGGTGGCCCCACCTATGGTCCCTGCAATTTCGCAGGCACCCGCCGTGGTCGCATTGTACGCCAGCATTGAGTCGCGGTTATACCTTAGCTCGGATCAGCATCGGTGGCCGGAAAGCTCCCTCTATACGGGAGGAAAGTTGCCCGGGGTTCGTGGCCGTTTCTAACGTGAATGCCTAGCACGCTGTCGAGAGTGTCGCCCCGGCCATAGTGAGCAGCGATGATATCCGCTCGGCTGTACCTGCTCTCATGGACCCTTGCTTATCGGCGCAACGTCCAGTTCAAAGCCGCTGTGGGGCGACTAGGTCATGACTTACCTCCGGCCGATCTTCCATATGTCTTTCTATGATGCTTGGTTGCGGCGTCTCTGCCGTACGTCCCCGCCTGCTCATCCGACATCGCCGCAAGTTCGTCCTTGCCCGGATATTTAGCCCTGCCGACGAGCAGCACGGATTTACCACGCCCGTGACGACCCATCCGGCGCCGCGCGTAGTCGATGTAGCGTTCGCTGATGTCGATGCCGATCCAGCGTCGGCCCATGCGTTCCGCCACGGAACACGTCGTTCCGGTTCCGACGAAAGGATCCAGCACGACCTCGCCAGGGAAGTCGCCGACCGCTCCCTGAGTGTAGAGTCTCATCAGCCGCGCCGGCAGCTTCTCGGGAAAGGGCGCCGGATGGCCCTCCTCGCGTTTTACGTCCTCGGGATACATGAACCAGATCTGCTGGGCGAGATCGAGCCACTCGGTCCGGTCTAGCCGATTCGCCTCCTTCACCTCGTCGTTGAATTTTGGGGGCTTGCCTGGCTTCACGTAGACGTTGATGAATTCGATAGTGTTGTTCTCAATGATGTTACCCGGCTGGGGGTAGCTGCCGAACATCATCTTCGACGTCTGCTTCTGCCAAATGAATAGACTATAACGCGCAAGGTCCGTATTTGTGAGGATACGTTGCTCAAGATCGAAGGCGATGTTCTTGAGGTGACGGGTATGCTGTTCTATGATCGCCTTGGGGATCGGCATGATGGGCGCGTTGATGCACAGCTTTCCGTTGGGACGAAGGACGCGCGCGCACTCGTTCCAGACCCGCTGCATGTCGTCGAGATATTCTTCGTACGTCGACCAGCCGGTGCTGTCGCCCTCGTATTCCACGGCCGTCCAATAGGGAGGTGAGGTGACGATCAGGTCCACCGCGCCGTCGGGTATCTCCTGCATTACCTCGGCGGCGGCGCCCACGTGCAGCAGGCCAATCATGTCCGATCCTCGTATCTGCTAGAGATCTTCGCAGTCAGCAGTCCAGCATCACCGTTGATGCGGGTCAGCATCCGCTGCTTGATCGCCCAGAAGACGCCGCGCATGATGGCGATGAGGAACGCGGCTAAAAACAGCTGCTCGGTCATCGCGTCGTCCGGACAATCTGATAACCGGCAGGGAGATACAGGCGCACCTCGCCGACGTGGCCCGCTGACGGATCGCTTTCGTCTACTATTGTTAGCGGAAGGCACTCGTCTTCGTGCTCGCTGTAGACGCCTACCTTTGTGATGAGGTCATGCAAATAATCACGATCCGCCTCGATTTCCCCGCTATCGGGTGAAGGGGTGGTGGCGCGTTCGTAGCGGCGACGGGCATCAATCGCCTCGTCGCTGTCGTAGCCGCGAGCCTCGCGGCATCGGATGCAGGAGACACCGCCAGTCGTCGGCCCATACGACCATTCGTGTGTGCAAGGGCCAAAGGTGACACGCACCCCCTCCCCGCCCGAACGCGTGGTGGACCCCGCATCGCTCTTGCAACTCGGACAGTTTTCGGGCATTACGCCATTGTCGGCGTCAGTCATCGCGTATTCCTTCCTTCTCCGCGTTCTGCCGCAGTGGTGCTGGAAACACCCCGACGACCCCACCCACCCTCGCCGACACGGATGACGGCGAGGGGAGCGGAAATCCTCTCTAGCCTACATCACCACCAGAGGCAAGCGGCGGCGTTGGCAGGGGCATCCAATGCGTGGCACCACCAAAAGGCGGGTCAAGCCCCCAGCAGTGACGCGAGATTCCGTGCCCTTCGCTTGGCCCCCACGTGTAGACCCAGGCATCCTCTGGCGCAGTCTCAATCGGTTGCCACGTCACCTCAACCCCTCCATCAATGTAATTACCACTTTACCACCCTTCACCGACTCACCTCGTCTGAGGTCCATGGTGTATTGGTAGTCGTCAACGCCTGTAGCGTCAGCGATAGAATCGATCGCCCACTTCGCCCGCGACAGCAGGCCGTCCAGATCATGGCGGCGCTTGTCGGGCGGGTGGAATGTGATCGAGAGATGCAGCCGGTCGGTGTCGAGCTTGCCCAGCCCCTGTGCTCTCAGGTCGATGGCACAGACTGACTTGTAGAGCGCCGCTGCCGTGTGACGCTTGCGCCAGTGCTGGTGCGCGTTGTGGCGTAGCTCCGAAGGTGGCCAAGGCAGATCGACCTGCATCACCGCCTCTCGTCCTTCCGTCGCTGCCGCAATTCGTCAGCCTTGTCCGCCATCCGCTCAACGTAATCGCGCGTGACCTGTTCGGGGTCGCAGCTGCGCCCGTCGCGCTGGTTCTGCTCCATCTGTTCAAACCACCAATCGGGGGCCATTATCGTTCTCCTCTACGTCTAGCCTTGGACTCTCGCTCCAGCCTTCGCTGGCATAGCAGGCACCGTGAGCGACCAGCTGCTACCCGGCTATTGCTAGCGGTGCGCTCATGTCCGCAGGGGTAGAACCGGTTGGTCCCCTCCATGCGGACAGTGCGGTTCCGCAGGCCGTCGTCGGCAATGAGCGGTTTCATGCCGCCGCTCGGGCGCGGAGGGCAGCGGCGCATAGGGCTAAAACCGCCGTCTTTGCTGTGCGCTCTACGTATCCGAGGCCGCGACCATCGATAAAGCCACAGCTAGCGGTAGCCTCATCGTTCTGCACATCAGATGAAAGTACGAAGTCTCTCTCTTCGATAATTAGCGTCATTGCTGCGTCGAGCGATTCCGTATATTTCGGCACCCACTCATCCGCAGGTCGGTAGCGACCATAGCCGGTAGGCTCGTCTCGATACCGCAAGTTTTCAGCGACTAGCCAGTCGGAATACATCTCGCCTTTGAGGCTGAGTGAAATCCGTACGTCGATCTCGCGATCGGGACCATCGGCAGATTCACATCGTTCGGCAAGCATCAGTAAATCGCTCATGCTGCTTCCTCCATCGGCATCACCAGCCGCCACGCTGCCGCCAGCTTGTCAGGGTCGTTGATCCAGAACGCGCCCGTCTCCAGCTGACGCCGCAAGAGGGTACGGCATCCGTCAGCAGCCTTGCGCCGCGTTTCCATGCCGTCCGCTAGGATGCGACGAGCTGCCTTATCCCGGCTGGTCCGCCGATTGGTCAGCGTCGTCCTACCCGTGCTGGTGATGGTGACAGAGCGGACACCGCCCCGGCTGTGGACCGTGAGGAAGCCGCCCTTCTCCAGATCGGCAAGGCGGTCGCTACAGAATCGCTCGGATCGGCCGAGTTCTGCGGCCATGTCCTGATTGCTCGGGCAGGGCTGGTTGTCTTCGGCGGCGATCTTTACCATGCGGTAGATGGCCAGGGTCTCGTCATCAATTGTCATAGTGCGTGCCTTCCCGGCAAACGGCGTTCCAGCTCTTTGATTAGATCGCCTGTTGTAAATGCGGCCAAAGCCCTGATTTCCGGCATATTGCGAGCTTCTGCTCGGCTTTCAAAAACCTCGATCGACCTCGCGCGGTTATGCATCCTGCGGATATACCCGCGCTCTTCCAAAGCGGCGGCCAGCCTATGAACTCCGCTTTTGGTGGCTAGCCCCTGCGAGATACGCATTTCGTCATAAGATGGGGTGCGGCCTGCTTTCGCCTCATGTCGAAGGAATGAGAGCAGATCGGCCTGTCTTACGGTAAGGCCGTCATATTTACCGGGAGCGCGCTTCATGGCTCGCGGCCGTAATGGAAACCGTCCTTGGCTTCGTAGCCTTCCGGCGCAGTCAGGTACGCCCACATTGCTACGAACGGGGCGAGCACGCACACCACGATCAACGCGATGGCTACGTAATCAGCGAAGGTCATTGTGAAGCCCTTTCTTCAATCCGGTCGAGCGCATTGGCAAGCCGGGTTAGCGTGGTTTGTTTGGCCTTACTCGGGTCGTCCCGCCAGCGAGTAAGCGTGGACGGCGCAACTTTCGCCTCCTCGCATACCTGATACATGGGGACACGGGCCAGGTAGGCTCGCTCTCGAAGGGCCAAAATGGCGGCTTGCTGTTCGCTCATGAAACGGAGGTACGCGCAAAAAAATGCGTCGTCAACCGTTGACCTATGCAAAAAGACAGCGCATACCATCGTCACACCCAGCGGTTTGCCGCGGTTTGGAGATGAACGATGGCAGAGTTCGAACTGAGCAAGAATGTTCCTGCGCCTGGGCGTCGCGGCGGTGCCGGTAACGCCAAGTTTCCGTTGCGCGAGATGGAGATTGGTCACAGCTTCCACATGCCGTTTGGCAGCAACCCGATGAATGAACGCTCGGTGCTTTCTAATGCGTTGGCAGCGTTCAAGCTACGTAATCCCGGCTGGGACTACACAACGCGCAAGGACGACACTGGCGTCCGTGTTTGGCGCACCGCATGACCCCCACACAGGCACGCGCCGATCGGGCCGCAGAATGGGCACGCTACCGTGCCTCTTGGAAGTCACCCCCACCCGAGACGCTAGACCCATACCCGGATGATCGCGATCCCGAGGAAGACGCGATGTATTTCCGGGCAGCACCTTACGGAGGCAAACCAGTATGACACCGTTCCCCACCCCGCAGTACCGCGCCAGTCAGATTGAGCGCATCCTGATTGATATGGCAAACGAGTGTACGGCTACCCGCCCCGCCCGGCTTGCTAAGGATTCTCGTCAACGGGTGATCGACAACATGAAGGGAGAGAAGGCGTGATTGACAATAACGCGGGGGAGGGGCTGCGGGAGGCGGCGAAGGCGGCTGTTGAGCGCCTAGCCCACGTCAGCATGGACATTGACCTCATGGAATGGTCGAAGCTGTCTGCTGACATTCTCGCGGCAATCGGCGTTGAGACTTACCGCGCCGGAGCCTTTCTCACCCCTCCTTCCGATGCGGGGTCCGCCATGCGTGAGGGCGGGGAGGGGATGGGCGGGCGACCCAGCGGTTCAGCGCTCGCTGAGCGCATTAGCGCGGCGGTCACTTATGTGCGAATGCCGATGCAGGTTCGCAAGCTGTTGGTCGAAGCTACCACAGTCCTTACCGCCAATTTTTCGCTTGGTGCTTTATCCGATGGCCGGGGAGGCAGGATAGGCGACCTGATCTGCGTCGTTCGCCGTCCTGCTAGCTTCAGGCATGGATGGTCTGCCCACACTGCCGTCTGTCGCCAGAGCATCGTAGAGGGCTACTTGCGGACGGGCTATCAGTTCGATTGGCTCGCCACTAACGCCGCGCGCGCCTTCGCCACCACCCCTTCGCCCGATGCTTCACCCGATAGCGGGGAAGCGCGGGAAGCATATGCTCGCGCGTTGTTCAGCCAGCGTTACCCGCGAGAGGAATGGGAAATCGCGAAGGGACATGGACCCTATAGCGATATGCCGGATGCGGTCAGCGCTTGCTATGCCGACGCTGACGCTATCCTTGCTGCCCCATCTCCCTCCCCGGCGATCGTGAAGGAGGCGGGGGAGGTCGAGCGGCTGCGGCAGGCGTTGGATCGCCTAGAGCTAACCGACGATGATGCGGCATTGCGCGTCCCGTACGCCGGCGACGCCGACGATCATGGCCGAGAGATTATCGTGGGCGGCGACGTTGTCGTCAGCTTCGCCGATAGCGATGAAGGCGAAGCGGTACGAGACGCGATATTGCCGCTGATGACGCCGTACCAGCGGGGGGTGGAGGCCGCGCGACGCGGCGATCCCGCCCCCGCTTTCCCTACGCCCGATTCGTCGTGGAGCGACCGTCTCTTTAATCGCGGGTGGGAGGACGAAACCGCCGCCCTATCCGCGAGCAATGCCGCGCAGGTGGTGAAATGACTCGCTTCACCCGCTCCGAACCCGACTACTCACCCCCGCTATCCCAATGGCAGCGTGACCGTATGCGGGGGCATCTGCTTCCGATGGACGCGCCGTGCAATCAGCCCTCGTGGATCGTGCGGGCTATCAAGAGGATGTTTTCGTGAAAGATGACACCAATCCGCTAGCACTGCTGCGTAAGCCGTTCCCTGATAATCAGATCAGCAAGCTTCCGAAGCCCACAAAGGCGCAGACCGATGCGGTCAAACAGGATTTTAAGAAGGGCGTCCGCTGCAAAATCTGCGGCGCTTGGCATCATCCTGATGTTGTCCACCTAGATTACGTCGGCCATGCTGCCTTGACGGATCGTCTGTTGGACACCGATCCCGCTTGGACGTGGGAGCCTGTCGGTTTTAATCCGAACGGTCTGCCTGCGATGGATCAAGCCGGGGGCATGTGGATCAAGCTTACCGTCCACGGCGTCACCCGCTTTGGATACGGTGCAGCGGATGGGAAGTCTGGCGGTGATGCTGTCAAAGAGATCATCGGCGATGCATTGCGCAATGCGGCTATGCGCTTCGGTGCCGCGCTTGATCTGTGGCATAAGGGCGATCTTCACGTCGAACCGGAATCAGAGCCGGAAACGCCCACCACCCGCAAGAAGCCGGAGCCGCTAACTGGCAAGGCATACCGTACCCGTGCTGAGGCTCGCGCTGGATACGGAGAGATCGTCCGGCAGCTTCATGCGTGCGGCGACAGCGACCAGCTGGAGGCGTATCTCGCGACGGATGCGAAGGATGCTATCGAGCAGTTTCAGGCTGAGCTGCCCGATGCTTGGAATGGCGACGGGGCTGACTTCATCGGTATGAAAGCCGAGATCGAGAACGCGCGCAAGCGTGTGATTGACGACTCGGTTCCTTACTGATGCTGCCACCACGCCTCGCCAAAAAGCGTAAGCGGGACAGCCGATGGCGGTCGCCGTCTCACTGCAACTTCGTCCGCTCGCATGCGTGTTCGGTATGTGATGAGACGGCTGGAATCGAGGTGATGCATGTTCGCCTTGGTTCCGGCGCTGGCATGGGTCAGAAGCCTGACGATTGGCGCACCGTGAGCGGGTGCCGGGACTGCCACACTCGGCAGCATAGCGTCGGCGAACGTACGTTTTGGGCTGGTCGAGATGTCGAGGCGCTGATTGCCGCGTTCATCGCCGCTTCGCCTAAGAAGCGCGAGATACAGGATGCTATGCGGGAGCGGGGGCTGTGACCAAGTTTCAGCCCATCCGCCTTGTCGGGCCTCGCCAGCGGGAATACGCCCACCGTGCCGTAGAGCAAGCGCCGGACGGCTATGTGGTCCGCATTGGTGCTGAGACGCGCCGGGATGCGCAGAACCGGAAGATGTGGCCGCTTTTGGAGGATATTCGCCGCCAAGTGCCGGGCATGGAGGAATACACCAAGGACGACATCAAGCTTAGGTTTTTGAATGCCCTTGGTGTCGAGATGCGGTTCCTCCCGGCACTTGAAGGGCAGGGGGCTTTCCCGATCGGGCTGAAATCGTCCACGCTGACGGTTGAGCAGTTCTCCGGGTTGATTGAGCTGATCTACGAATTCGGGTCTCGGCATGGCGTCCGGTGGAGTGACCAGCAACAACCCGCTTGACATAGTGGTCACGAATCGTATCAATGTGTGCATGACCGCTTCAGAATTGATAGCCATTCAGGATCGCATGGGCGTCACTGGCGCACAGCTAGCCCGCTGGCTTAACACCACTCCCCTAACCGTAACGAGGTGGCGAGGTGGGAACCACGTCATTCCTGGCCCTGCTGCTCTGGCAATTAAAGCTCTTTCGGAAGGATACCGTCCATGACCGACACCCCTACCGACACCGCCCCCGAGGCGATCACCCAGGCTGATCGCGAGGCAGCACACGCACTGGTGCTGTCGTATTTCTGCGATGACTGGAAAGGATTGCTTCGCGGAGAAGAGGACGGCCACAGCTTTGTCCAAGCCTTCGCCCGTCACCGTCGTCTCACCGCGCACAGCGCGGGGGAGGGGCTGCGGGAGGCGTGGCGGCGCGTCCCGGTCGAAGCGGATGATGCTATGGCGACGGCTGCTGCGGCCGAGTTGCAGCGACAGACCGCTTACTTCGGCTGGGAGCCGACTGCGATCTGGTCCGCAATGCTGGGCGCAGCGCCAGCGTCACCTCCTGCCCCTCCTTCCGGTGCGGGGTCCATCACGCCTTCGGGCGGGGAGGGGGTGCTTGCCGAGCGTGAAGCGTGCGCCAGGATCGCCGACGAGTTGGCGGACGACCCTCAAGGCATCGCCGCAAAGATCGCGTCGCGTATCCGAAACCGAACGCGTCAGGAGGGCTTCATCGCCCACGACGCCACCACCCCTTCGCCCGATGCTTCGCCCGATAGCGATCTGGCCCGCGTCCGCGCTGCCAATCCCGTCGCCAAGAACGATTGCCCCGGCTGTCACGGTCTTGGCACCGTATTGCTCTCCGGCCACGCCGAGATGCAGCTTTGCCGTGTG